ACAAAATCACGGAAGCCGCGCCCCCCGCCGTATTGATGGTACTGAAACAGCACGTCGGACAGGAGCGTAGCAAGGACGTGTTCGCAGTCATAGAACCGCGTCGCGCCGTTGCTGCGCTCCAAATCTTCCCCGATGATGCGAAATAGGTCAATTCTTTCGTCGCCGTCAAAGATTTCAACGAAATTCAACGGCTGGCAATAGGCGTTCTTGTCATCGTCCGCCGGAAGCGTAAACGTCGCCGTCCATAACGAATTGATTTCCAGCGAATAGCCGACGGAAACGGCGTTGTCAAGGAACGCAAGGCGCTTCATGTTGCGGTCAAAAATCTGTGGGACTTTCATTATAGCCACCTGTCTTTCCACAAAACTTTAATGTCCGCTGTCGTGCCGCCCTCTACGATAATGTCGTTTTCGCCCGGTTTCAGCTTGAAAAATTCGCTGTCATCGCTCAGAAGGTCAATGACATTCGCACCGTTCAGCGTGATCGTCATGTGTCCTGTGTCAATAATCAGTTCGTCACCGGCTGTCATGGTCAGACCGGGGAATTGCATCGTAATCGAACCGTACGTTGAAACGCCTGTTGCGGTCGCCGTCGCTACGGCTTCCGCCATCGCGTCAAAGAACAGTATGCGGATGTAATCACCCACGCTGGATGATTCTGCTTCTGCAATGGCAGACGGCAGCACGACGCGGATAATCACGCCGCGCGCTTCTGCAACCGCTTCGACCGCTCCGTTCAAATGCCGGATGATCTTGACCGCCGCTGACGCATCCGTTTCCGCGTTCGCCGTCGCAAGCCATTCAAAGACGATGGACGATGAACGGTTAAACGATGTTCTGTTGTATGCAGAGCGGTTAAACATGGTCTTGCCCCCTTATGACAGCGTACAGACGATTGCCCCCGTCGAAACCGTGATTGCGTCGCCGCTCAACACATTCTTGCTGCGCGAAAACGAGCCGTACCAAAGCAGATTGCCGCTTGACTGTGCATCGTAGATGCCCCAATACGCGACCGTGCCGAGGTCTGCGGTCATCGTGCCGAAATCGACGGCAGCGCTGTTTGTGACCTGTTCTTTGCCGGACACAAGCGACGGCGTACCGAACGTGATGATCTTGCGGGCGTATCCGCCGCCGCTGACTTCCGTGCCGTTTCCGCTTGCCGTCGGGTCAGTCAGAAACAATGCAAGGTAGTACGTGCCGCTGCGCAAGGATGTGTTCAGTAGACTTGTCGCGTGGACGTTTGATAATGCGCTCATGTTGAAATACCTCCGTTCTTTAATTCACCTTTAACCGCGTAACGGTCAAATTCGTAATTGTGCCGCGCGCTGTAATGTAAATCAGCCCGTCGGTTTCCTGCGTGCCTTTTACGTTAATCGTGACCGTATCCGGCAGGGAAACGGACTGCACGGCTTTCTGGTTGTAGCCGATGGATTCCGCGAACGGCTCACACAAAAACGTAACGCTGCAATGCCCGGTAACGGCAATCTGTTCAATGCCGATGCCGTCAATGACCTTTGCGCTGTACGCCTTTTCTGGTTCGTCATCGAAAATAAGCAGACCGTCGCCGGAGAGCCATTCCGCGACGGCACGCGCCGTCTGCCGAACGCCCGCGTATGCGTTGCCCGCTCCAACAAAAGCGACTGTGCATGAAATCTGCCGGTTGTCGTAGCCGTCTGCAATGTCATACGTGCCGGACTTGCCCGGAATCTTGTATTGCGTGATTCGTTTTGCCGGAAGCAGCGTCCTGTCATCGGACTTGAATACTACGCCCATGTCCCGGCTGTGGACGTTGTTGAATGTAAATCCAATCATTACGTAACGACCCCCTTGCTGCGCGTTTTCGTTTTCTGCATATTGTAGAGTTCCTTTGCAACCTTCTTCACGTCGGCTTCTTCCCGCACTTGCAGCGCCGCAATGTGAAAATGATTTGTAACGGTCGTTTCGCCGCCTGCGGTCGCGCCCGCTCCCATGCGTCCAGCGTTCAGGGATGACGGAATAGATGCGGCGACCTCCTGAATGGTCGCCCGCGCGGTAAAGCCCGTTTCAATGTCCCCGATGCCATCCGCGAGGGAAGCGTTGACCTTTGCCATTTCGGACTCGACTTCCGCAATCATGCCCGCCGCCATATCGTCAACGGCTGCAACGGCTTTTTCGCCGTCTTTGTCGATTGCGCCCGCAAGACCTTCGACAAGCATAGACCCCACCCATGCCATCTGTTTTGACGGGGATGCGATTCCGAAGAAATCCTTGATTCCGTCCCAAATGCCGGAAATCCAACTACTAACCTGATCCCAAAGCCAACCGGCAAGGGACTGAATACCGTTCCACAAGCCGCGCACAAGGTTTGCGCCGACTTCCGTGACCTGTGAAATGCCCTCGGACAGCGCATTGACAATGCCGGTAATGATTTCCGGCATTGCCCGCACGATTTCCGCGATGATCTGCGGAAGATTCGTAATCAGGGACGTAAGCAGCTTCACGCCGGTTTCTACGATAAGCGGTATATTGTCTGTCAAAGCCTTTATGATTGCAGAAATGATTTCCGGAAGCGCTTCGACAATGGTCAAAATGATCTCCGGCAGATTGTCAATCAGCGCCGTAAGCAGCTTGAAACCCGCGTCAATGATCTCCGGCAAATGCGTCAAAAGCGTTTGAATGACGCTTGTGATGATCTGCGGCAGTACCGCAATGATCGTCTGAATGATCGTCGGAAGGTTAGTGACGAGGGCGGTCAGAAGCGTCACGCCCGTTTCGATGATCTGCGGGACGGCTTCAAGCAACGCCGAAATCAGGCTTTCAATCAGTTCCGGCAGCGCCTCCAGCAATACGGGAATCGCTTCAATGATGCCCTCCGCAAGCCCTGTGACAAGCTGCAACGCCGCTTCAATAAGCAGCGGAATGTTGTCAATCAGGGATTGCACAAGCTGCGTGACGGCTTCCACCGCCGCCGGAATCAGCGTCGGCAGCGCCGCCCCGATACCCTCAACAAGCGCGGTCAATAATTGCGCCGCCGCTTCGACTACAAGCGGCAGCGCCTCCACGATGCCCGTAATCAGCGTCGTAATCAGTTCCGCCGCCGTGCTGCTCAATTCCGGCAGCATATCTATGATACCGTTTAACAGGGCTTCAAACAGATTCACGCCGAGTTCCAGAAATTCAGGAATTAGCGGGCTGATCGCATCCAGAATCCCCTCCATTGCATTCGGAATCGTCTTTGCAAGATTCTGAATGACGGGAGAAATATTCTTTACGACGGATTTGAACGAATTTACGACGTTATCGCACAGTTGGTCAATATTTGCATCCGCGTCGCCCATGCCGGTAATGAGGTTTTGAAACGACGTTTTCAGCATTCCAATAGAGCCGGAAATCGTTTCTTCCGCTTCTTTCGCCGTCGTTCCCGTAATGCCCATTTCCGTCTGGATGACGTGAATAGCATCTACAATGTCGGCGTAGCTGGAAATATCGTACTTGATGCCGGAAATCTTTTCCGCGTCATCAAGCAACCGTTGCATTTCCTCTTTTGTGCCGCCGTAGCCCAGCTTCAAGTTATCAAGCATTGTGAACGTCTGCTTTGAAAATCCTTTGTAGGCGTTCATAATGCTGTCCATGTCAGACCCCATTTTGTTTGCGTTGTCTGACATATCCGTAATCGCTTTATCCGCGTAGTCTGCGGCTTTTTCTGTGTCCCCGCCGAGGCTGGATAACAAACTTGCGGAAAAGCTGGTCACGGTTTCCATGTATTCATTTGCAGACAGACCCGCCGTTTTGTAGGCGTTGTTCGCGTAGTCTAAGACTTTGCCGCTGCTGTCCTGAAAAAGCGTTTCCACGCCGCCGACAAGCTGTTCATAATCCGCATACGCGGTCACAACTTCAACGCCCAGCTTGACCGCCGCCGCGCTGATCGCCGCAAACGCCGCCGCTGCCGCCGTCGCACCGGCGACAAGCCCGGTTTTCAGCTTTTCGGAAAACTTCTCCGTATCTTCGTCGGCTTTCTTGACCTTGCCGCTGTATTTATCGACGGAATCAGCGCATTTGTCGGATGATTTTGCAGCTTCGTCCATGCACTTGTTGTTTTCGTCGATCTCATTGCCGAGTTTATTCAATTCGGCTTCGGCGCTGTTTGCCTGCGTCTGATATTTGTTGACGGCTTCCGTCGCTTTCTGCTGATTTGCTTCGGCGGTCGCAAGTTCCGTCTTGTATTCTTCGAGTTCCGCCGTCAATTTTGCCTGCTGTTCGGAAGTGTCCCCCTCCGCATCCGCAAGCGCATTCAGGGCGGCTTCGGTTTTTGCAATTTTGTCTTTCGCGCTCTGGACTTCGTTCCCGAATTTGCTTTGCGCGTCTTTTGCTTCTGACAGAATTTTGTTGATCGCGGCAAGTTTCTTTTCCTGCTGGTCATACATACCCGCGAGGGTTTCGCCCTTTGCAGACAACGCCGCGTAGCTGTTCAAATGCCCCGCAAACTGCGATTCTGTCAATTTCAGTTCACTTTTCAGCGTGCCGAGTTCGGAATTGATATTTTTTAGCGACGCGCGGTATTCGGCTTCGCCGTCAAGCTGCAATTTCGTTGATATTGTGCGCGTTGCCATCAGTTACCCTCCCCGTTGTTGCCTTTACCGTGTGCGATAAGGTACAGTTCCCACAAGTCAAATACTTCCCCCGGCGGCATAAACAGCGCATCAGCCGGGGAAATGCCGCACAAAACGGCTATTCTGTAATAGTCCGCGCGGCGAATCTTGTTTTTTTTTGATTCAATTCTTCAAGCCCTTCGTCAACACGTTCGCCATGTTCGCAGCCGGCCGTGCCTGGGAGCAGGTCCGCAACTCCGTCGCTTACCCGCACCTGAATGTCAAGGTCGTCGGCAGCCACGGCGGTCTGTCCGTCGGCGAAGACGGCGCGACGCACCAGTGCATCGAGGATTTTGCCATCATGCGCGCCATCCCCGGTATGCTGGTTCTGTGCCCGTGCGACGGCAATGAAATGCGTCTGGCCGTTGAGGCACTCGTCAATTATGAAGGCCCGGCCTACATGCGTCTGGGCCGTCTGGCCGTCGAAACGGTCACGGATTCCATCCCCCAGATACTTTGCGTCTGGACGCTGGCAGGCGAGAATCAGGAAGAAGCCAGCCTGCCGCCCAAGCATAACGATTTGTTTTAATTTGTTGAGGACAGCGGCATTTTCCTTTGTGCCGAGCATTTCCATAAATGCCACATATTCATCAAAGATAAGGAAATTTGCAGGAAGCCCCAGATAAGCGTAATTTTCCCCTGTCCGGTAATTCTCCATGAGCTTCATGTCTTCGCTGCGTTTCATCATTTCTTCATAGAAACGGTCAATGCAGTCGAGCATATCCTCCTTTTTGTAGTACACATCCGGCATAACCGCCTGTAAATCCGCAAGGTCGGCGTTCTTTGGGTCTAACACGAACAGGACGGCGTTGGTGCGGAGCAGGGCTTCAATGAGGGTCAGGATGAAGTAGGTCTTTCCGCCGCCGGTTCCTCCGGCAATGAGCATATGGGGGAGCTTGTCATACTCCCACCAGACATTTTCCATAAGCCGGAGCCTGCCGTCCTTTGCCTGTACGTCCTCAATGGAGATACGGTTGGCAATAGTATCATAGAGCAGGGTGTACTCCACATAGGAATCCTTTAATTCCTTATCCGTCAGCTCACAGTACAAGCCGCTTTCCAGCTTTCTCTCCAAGTTTAAGAGCTGTTCCTGATATTTCCCCAAGGTGATTTCCACACGGATATGGAGCAAGCCTTGTTTCATCCGGTAGTAGATTTTGGGAAAGTAAGTGATGGTTTCTTTGGAACGGCTGGAAGACAAGTCCTTGAAAAAAGCGTCTTCCTTTCTCTGTTCCGATTCATACCACTTGTTTTCCAATACCATCCTTGCCAGCTTTTGGCGGTGGATGAGCTGCTTTACTTCATCCCTCCGGTATCGCCAGAACAGAAGAACGGCTGCAAGACACACCAGCCCTGCCACGCCCATACTGAATAACAGATAAGGGATGTTTACATCCTGTGTTATCTGGGAGAGGGACACTTCCTGCCAGTTGGTTCCGGCAATCTGCCGGATATGAAACAGCAGGACAACCAGCAGGAAGACAGGGAACAGGGCGGCAAGGGCAGTATGGAACACAAGGTCTTTATCCGTGGGGCGGATACGTTTTCCACGGGGGAAAAGCTGCTTCATGGGAACAATCCTCCTTTCGATTTTTTAGGTTCCTGTTATTTTACAGGGGGAGTGTCTTTCTTCGGCGGATGGGGATTCATGGCAGCCCCTTTTTTCAGGACAATATCCTCCGCCTTGATGTACCAGTCCACCTCTGCCCCCTGAAAGGTAGCCGTTGCCACGGTATCTGCCACCGGATTGATAAGTTCCACCTCTGCGTTGTAATCGAACTCTTTTAATGGCACGCTGGCAGGGATAGAAACCTGAATCATACGCCCCTGTCCTCTGGATTTTAAGTCATAGGTACGCTCCTTGATTTCTTCTGATACCGAGCCGTCTTCATTCTGGAGGTGAACCTCACGGCGGAGGGCGGAAAATTTCAATGCCCCGAATGTTGCTTCCTTGTCAATCACGATTCCGTTTGCTAATCTCATAGTCTGATGTCCTCCTTTTCCTTACGCTTTTACCATATCGTCAGCGTGCAAAATGTAGTTGGTAAAGCCCCTTGTGCCGATTTTATAGCCCTCCGCGGTGATATGGGGATTGACGAGCTTTACACGTTCCTCAAAGTCAAAATGTTTCTCTCCGGCTTCGGCAGGGAGGATAACCACAATATCATCCGCCCTCTGTACGTCTGAATACAGGTTGAAGCTGCGGGAGAGTACCGCCATGCGTCCGTTGATTCTTCTTTGTTCTGTTTTGTCTTCTCCGGCAAACTCCAAGTTGCCGAATGTCTTTTCCATGTTGGGGATAACGAATTTTAATTCCATATAGATGTACCTGTCCTTTCTGAATGTTGTGTTTGATGGTTGGTTTCGGATTCTGGTCTGGAAGCGGAGGGGAACGCTCCGGCGGTGGTGATTTCCTCGTAGTATCACATCCTTTCTGGTTTTGGGGTAAAAAAATAGACGCTCAATTCTGAACGTCTATAAAGGAAAGATATTGAGGTTTTGCTGGTCTATCTTATAAATCTGAATGTACTTCGATTGCATTTTTATTGCATTTTTTATTTTTTTCATATAGATTTTAGTGGTTGATAGTTCCTGAAAATGCCTTAAAATCAATGATTTTTACTTATATGGCATACTGTCTGTCTGGAATTCGAATAAGCCTAACCGCCCGCGCACGCTTTCCTTCGTCGGCGGCGCGTTG